GTGGCGTTTGGGTTGATGCCAGCAACTTTAGTGTAAAGTTCATCAAACTCTTTGTAGCCCCATCCGCCGGGCTGGTTGACTATAGTAAACGCTGAGTTAGACGTAGCACTAAGAGCCATAGAGCGGCTATTCTCAAGGGCTTTCATAGCCTGATCAACACGCTCATTCTGAAAGTTACGCGCCCAAGTCGATTGCATCTCTAAGTCAATGATGTCGCTGCCACTACCTTTTCCGTAGTTTTTTGACCACCATTCTTGCGCCTTGCTTTCAAACTGACTGGCAGACCAACCTTGAGATTCAATCTTAAAGTCTGCCCACAGCTTACCAGCGGTGGCTTTACCATACGCTTCTTGAAACGCTTGGCTGTAACCATACTCATCTTTATGAGCATTAGTAGATGCCGCCTGTGCATCTTGATAAGACGCATACTTAGGACTGCCATCTGTGTTTTTCTCTTGTTGCATTTCGAACGCGTCTACCGCGCCAGCCCTGCGCCGTGCAATAGCCTCACGTTCCGCGCCCAATTTTGCCTTTGTAAATTCAGCACTCTGAAGGTTACCAATCGCATCTTGGACTTGTCCAAAGAACGATGTGAAGGCTTGTGTCAAATCGCCAGCAAATGGATTGATGCCAGCCTTATCGCTGATCTTATCCAATTGCACGTTTTGAAAGTTTTGCAGTTGTGTCTTTGGAACAACCGCTCCGGGCTGGTTCGTGGTAGCCAGCACGTTCGATGATCGTCTAGGCATTTACGAACTCCTTAACTAGATTTAATTGCCGCAATAGTTTGTTGTTGATTGTAATAACCAGTTCCAATCTGTAAGCCGCTGCCGATTGCCCCCAAGAATGCTTGAGAAGCCCTTGCGTTTGCCTCACGAATAGCGTTATCCGCTTGGTTACGCGCGGCAGTAGTCTCATTGATGTAGTTGATTTCAGCCGCCGACTTTTCAGATTCCAACGCCCAAAACTGACGTTGCTGATTACGCTCTAAGCGAATGTAATCTACGGACTCACCATACAATTGCTCAAACCCAATTGTGCCAAGAGATGAATCCGACAAGGCGGTTTCAGCCGCACGGAAAGTTCCTAACGCATAGTTAGCCTCCCGTATCTTGTCGGATTGCTCATTCATTGAGTCAATCTGTTCTTCAGCAATCTTGCGGTTTGTCTCAGCGTATTTTGATTTGGTGTTTGCTTCCGCCGCCTGATACGCAGACTGCGCCTGTTCAGACGCCCGCCTTGCCGCTTTGTTAGACTCACTGATAGCGGACGCGGCGGATACTGCGGACATGGCGAGTGACGCCACCATAAGTGTCATGCACATATCATTACCCCTGTCTCGTTATCTCGTTGAAGTATCCAACATAATCAATTGACGTAATGTTGAACGGTTTCTCTGTGTCGTTATAAATCCTTATTTGAACAGCAGCTGCGTTAGCCCTGACCGGCACACGGAATTGCCCAAGTTCTTCGACCGGCGCAACACCAACCTTCGATGTTCCTCGACCGATAATACGCCCCGTAAACTGGAAGGTCTTTGGCAACCGGAACTCAGGTGTAACCTCAATCTTAAAGAAGCCTGTTTCCTTAAAGTTGAACGCGATGTTCCGCAACTGAAAGCGACCACTTGTGATTGCAATACGCAAGTTGTTTGGATCACGCGGATATAGGTTACTTAGGATTACTGATGACTCGAAGACTTCACCAATGATGGCTTCGCCGTTCTCATAGTTACCCACCGCCGTGATACTCGTTGACGTGGGGTATGAGATGTTAAGAACTTCACCAACCTGACCAACCGGAAAATCTGTAGACAAAACCACGCTGGACGCGTTGTGATGATCATACGGCGTTGTCCATGTGGTAAGGTTTGTGTTGACATCGTAGACGCCAGTGACACGGACTTGTCTGTCCATACTGACTTGATACGGATGTTTTTCGGAAGACAACTCATAACGCAAGAATGTCTTTTCAAAAAACACTTGTCCGTCTCGCGACAGCACCACATACATTTCTCCATCGATGACTTCCATCCATTTAATTTTAGTATCGTCACCGTATGTCCACCGCGCCCACGCAGACTGCGCCTTTGCCCCACCGTCTTCATACATTTTATAGATGTATAACATATTGGGATCACGCTCAGTCAGCAACATAAGCATATCGTTAGTTGGATCGCCAGCCATCCGCTCAATCGGCGCAGGGATATAACCTAGCGCGTGTAGCGTTACGTCAGACGCAATGTTAGACACCTGTTCATCTGAGTAGGTATATTCGAACACGATAGCATCACGACCTGACTTCGCCGCAAAATACAATTTGTTACCAAGTGTAATTGGCTTGCATTTTTCTTCAGTCAAATATGATGTTGCCAAGTCTACAGTCGCGGTTTTAGGTGTTAGCACCTGACTACCGGAGACTTCAAACTGTGCTTTGTTTGACGTAAGGAACAAAGCCTTACGGAAACCAACCGCGTGTCTTAAATCGTTTACAGTTTCAGAAGACGCTGTCAATCCGAAGCCGTCTGAGTCTAACGATTGAGTGCTAAAGTCAGGCCAGAATGTAAAATATTTACCTGACTGACTAAAGAATACACTTTCGCCTGATACAAACGCTAACCGGTTACGGTGGAACGCTACAGCCTGAACATAGTCATCAACAAAATCAGGGACACCAACAGTATCATTATCCCCCGCAATTCGACCGGGATAATCGCCCTGTCTAAATGTGAACGTGCCGTTTGCTTCGCGAACCAACCAGTGTGGCATTGTGGATACATTAAAGTCATTGTCTTCATAAGGGTTGACGCTTTCCACCCAACCGCCTTCACCATCATCAAACCGCGCCCAATAACCATACTGGTCGCCATCAATGTTCTGACCTACGCGGATATAGTAATCAGCCGGAGCTGCTGACGGTAAGTATTCCCGTTGAGGAATATTATCAGTCATAGCCCACGGCCCATATGTCGCGTCTGTGCCTGTATGCCTAATGCGAAAATCAACATTACCGGTGATCACAACGGTATCACCCACTTTGCTTTTACTAAAGCCAGAAGGGAGCGACACGTTAGAATAAATGTTAGAACTTACCGCTGTATTTGAAATTGCGGCTGTGCCACTATAACTCCAAATTTGTGTCCACGTTACACCAGCATCTGTAGAGATGGATATTGTGTAATCCGTTGACGCGTTAGTTGTTCTAGGGTTAATCAACGCACGATAGGTTTGCACATAAGTGCTAGGCGTCATTAAGACTTTTACTTGATCGTTTGCGATTATGGTGTAATCCGCAATAGTCACAAACGAAAAACTGTCTTTTTCATTAGTTGCTGTTAAATAGGACTTGCCGTCCGGAAATGTGACAGTTTGTTCATTCCCGTCTAAGTCATAAACTTTTAAGTCGCTGTTGTTAATTACAACTAGATACCGCTCAACGGCATCTCGCGAATACGCGTAGATAGCGGGCGTATCAGCGTCAGCAACTGAATTGATAGCCCCAATATGCCGCGATGACGGACGACTTTCGATACCACCAGTAACAATGGAAACTAGGATGTTGTCGGCTTGCTCAACCTGACCCGGCAGTCGAACAGGGTCAGGCTGTCGCGACACGCCCTGATACATTGTTTTAATGGACTGTTCGACTAGTTTGCCCATTTGTTATCTCCCCCAATACGGACTGTTTCTATAAGTCGCGTAGGCTAAGTGTGCAGACTCACGGAGAATGTTGTTATCCTCATTCTCTGCTTCCGCATCTTGTAGCCCCGCCCACGCTTCGGCTTCCGCACGGACTGTAAAGGCATCCAATGACGCAGAGCCTAAAGCTGACTCCTGAAACTTTCGTGCCGCCCGCGCAGCAATATAATTCTGTAATTCGATTGTGAGTTCATCAAATGGGATGTCCACAATCACATCTGCTTCGACATCACGCTCAAATAAAAATGTGCGCTTAACAACATCAAATAACAGACGTTTACCACCTGTCACACGTTGGGTGACATTTAGGTCTTTATCCGCGCCGGTGGTGTCTACACGCAGATAAGTATTAGATAGAAGAATGTTGTTATTAGCATCGCGCTTTAACTTTACAGACTTCTCCATGTTTTGATGCCAACCGCGTGATAATACTTCTACACGCACCTCATCCACTTTCGCTTCAGCCGCTTCAGCATCAGGAAGACCGGAAGTCAGACTTGATACGGGCGATTCACCAATGGCGTCTAGGACGATGTTGACAGCCTCAAGTTTAGTCAGACTCATCGCTGTCTCCTATTGTAAAAAAAAGGGAGAGCCACATTTCGTGACTCCCCCGATAAATTAAGCAGTCTTAAATTCGACCGCCATTTCAGGACGCATAGTGCCATGTCCGACAAACATTTTGGCAACCATGAAATCCTCAAGACGCCGCACATCTCTCTCATTTTCCATCGAAATGTCCATGAGTTTGACAGTCGCAACGGCTTGCGGACACCACATAACACCAACGGTGTTCTGGAAGTCTGCACGGTATTTAGAGTAAACACCGGTTGCCGCGCTCTCATCAGTAGATGGGATGTTGCGTGACTTAACAACGGTAACACCATCGATCTTGATGGTTTCGCCGCGTGAACTAATGCCACCAGCGGTATCCGCTTGGAAGTCACGGTTGAGGATCAAATATTGACCATTGCTGTCTTTCGCATACTTAATTGCGTCAAAGACTTCGGTAGTAACCGCAAGGTAGCGCGGCATATCTTCCGGAACATCTTTGTTGTAAAGACGAATGTTTGCGTCACGGATTGCGTCAATCCAATCGATGCCTGAGTAGACACCGGCAGATGCCGCAAGTGATGCGTCAGTGATGGATTCACCACCTGGAAACGGAGACGAACCAGCATCACGCGCTGCTAGGATCAACTGACGGAATACGTTCTTATCGAACACTTTTGCCAACGCGCGACCCATTTCACCTGAAATGATTGAGCGCATATCGAAGTGCGACAAGATACGATCCAAGTCAGCAATCGCATAGTGCGATACTAGGATGTCATCTACGTTAATTGTCAGTTCACCGGTCGTGAAATCATTGCCAAGCAATTCAGTGCCGGGCGTATGATATTCGGCCTCGGCCTTCCACGTCTTCGGGAAACGGTATGATTTAGCACCGCCGCTAAGGGATTTTACCGTGTGCTTGTCCAGAGTAACCGTTGCGTTATCAAACGCGGTAATAATCTCACCACCAAAGAGGTCAAGATATAAGGAACGATTATCAACAGGACTCGACTGGCCTTTACCAAAACGAACGGGGCTAGAGGCAGTTCCTGTAGCCATAAGTTCTCTCCAAGAAAATTAAGTTGAGTTCAGATTTTGATAAGGTTAGTCACGCTTTCTACACAGATTATCCGACTTATCGGGTCTGCTATACTGACTGTGCATCACCTATGCTCGAATTTATCGGGCAGAAGATTGCTGGAATTGCACAAAAATAGGGGCAAATGTGCAATCTGCACACTGCCCCCAAAAGTTACGCGTCTAAATCCCACGTTGCAGACTGCATCTTACGCATGACATCCATGCGGAATGCTGGGTCTGACTTATATCGTGGGTCAGACATATCGTTCTTCATTTCAGACTTAGAGCGATACCCAAACGTAGAACCGTTCTGTGTCTGACCTGACACCAAAGAGGGTTCAGGAGAGCGATTAGGCGCGGCGTCACCCATGCGAACACGCATTGCGTCAACAGCAATACGCCATTCAGGTGTGGCTAACAGTTCGTTATACTGATTGACTTCAGATTCCGTCAAATTGTTAGCACCCCACGCAGACATCTCTTGCCATGCTTGTTCACCGCCTACATAGTCGAGAGCCTGATTGATCTGTGACTCACGTCTAAAGTTTAGGTTTTCAACATAGGTTTCTACGATATCTCGCGGAAGTCCGACCCGCTCCAACGCGGCATAGGCTTCATCATCCAAATCTCCCGTTTGCTCAAGTTGTGAGCGGAGCGTGTCGCCGTTGAGTCCGGCTTGGCTGATGATGTCGTTGACTGCCTGTTGCTCTTCTTGTTCCTTCTTTGTATCGGCTTTCTCCGTATCAGATTCAGTTTGGTCTGTTTGATTTTGTAGCCGGTAATTAAGTTCTTTGGCATGGTTCTCCCAATTATATTCGCCAGTATCGGCGTTATAGAATTTTTCGAAACCGCCGTCCGGCATCGGAGTAACCGGCACAGGGTCGGGCTGGTTGCCCATTTCTGCGTCCGCTGCTTGGTTCTGATACTTATCAATCATCAACTGATTGTATTCTTCAGAGCCACTCTCTACGCTTGTTGCTTGTTGTGTATCACTCATGTAATCCTCACTGTGATGTCATTTGAGTTTGAGCCGTCTGCATTATTGCATCAGCCCCCTGAACGCCCGCTTGTTGCGCCGCGGCAGTAGCACCGGCGGCAAGAGCCGCTTGACGTGCTTGTTCCTGTTGCTCTTCCATAACCTCTTGTTGGTTACGAACGGCATCAGGTAGGTCAAGACCATGAAACGCCTTGCCAAGAAGGACATCCATCTTGATGTATTTCATCATGTCAGGCCCCATTCCTTGCAAGAACTGCAATGCAACTTGGACTTTATTGACATCCTGTTCTCTGCCTAACGCTTCCATACCAGTAAGAACAACTGGTTCAACTAGACCTTCCGGCCACTGTGGCAATTGACCGCCGCGTTGCATCTGAATAATCAAGCGTTTCATGCGCGCTTGTTGCATTGTTTCAGACAACTGCGAGTAGACGCCACCTAGTGTGGCTTCTAGTTCTTCAGTCATGCGCCGGACTTCAAACGCGGTTGTGCGTTCAGAGTCACGAACAGTCGCCGCGCCCATCAAGAATGCCTGTGACACTTCGCGTGTCTGACGTTCTAGTTCGGCGGCGCAGAGTTGCATACCGTTGTTGTTTTGGAATTGAAGCATTACAACATCTTCGGGGTTACCCACAATGATGTCGCCGTTATCCGCTTTCGCGATACGCCTACGAAGGTTGATACCACCAGCGGCGTTCGGTCTAATCATCGTCACATTGCGAGACGCCATCGCCGCACCATCAATCAATGATTTAGATAGTGCGTCAATCGTCCGCAAGTCAGGAAGATGCTCTTCGATTTTTCCACGACCGTAGTCCTCACCGACTACAGATGTGTATCTAAGCGCGTTGTAAGGACAAACCTCATAAACGCCATCTGACTTAGGCACACGTTTGGAATTGATTTCCTGATACACATCAAATTTCATCTGCTTGTTACGGCGGATGTGTGTGTATAACGGAACACGATTACTACTGAAATCCTCTGACGTGATCATATTCTTAGCCGCGTCAGGAAGGCTTTCAGGTGAAAGGTATTCCTCAGTAATAATCTCTATGACATCACCCTGCATATCGCGAGATACACAATACTGGTCGAGTCTAAAGATGCGAATGGTGTTGTCCGGTTGCATATACTCTAAGCAATTACCGGTCACCAAAAGATATTGCAACGCAAGGTTTGTTGCCCTGCGCCATTGTTTCCGCTCTATTTCCGCACTTATGAGCGTTTCGGATAATACCAGCCCTTGTTCAATGTCAGGCGTCAATGCCATCTCACCCGCTTGAATGCGGGCTTCCGGCGGAACATCTAGTTTGAATGACGCCTTTCCGGGCGGATACATCGCGACCATTAACCTACTGGCAAGGGAGACTGTAGCTCTAGCACCCAAGCCTTGATACGGTTCAGGCAACAACGCAAATTCGTTGTGACCTTCGGGTGGCATCAAAGCCGGTATTGTCAGAGCGGCACAATCCCTTGCCCTGCGTAGATATGGGTCACGCTTCCGCTTCATAAGTTCGTAGCGGGATCGTGCCGTTTCTGCCATGTTTCACCTATTGGTTAGTGTTAATACCCGTTCCGACAGCCGTTCCCATGCCGTTACCCTGATTCAACTGAATCCGTAGATTCTGCCGCGCCATCTGCCGCTTACGGCGGCGTGACTGAATGTAGCCTTGTGCATCAGGCAATGAACTTGCTGATGGGGCTGGTGCAGTCGGTGCTGGCGGTGGTGCTGGAGGTGGCGGAGGTGGCGGCGGGGCAGATGGTCTGCTTCCACACATAATTAAATCCTCTTTCTAAAATAGAACGCTTCATCGCCGTAACCCATTTTCTTAAACAGGGCGGTTACACGTTCAAGGTTTACGTTAGTTGATGTTCCGATGTGTATCTCTTTTGCGCCGATATCTTCTGCCCATCTTTCATAGGCTTTGATAAGTCGGGGGGCGGCTGAACCGCCTCGCTCTTCTTTTGTAATGAAAAGCGCAAGGTCACACGCAACACGGTCATGCCCGAACCAATGTTCCTGACAAGTGCCAATAAAGAAGCCAATGATCTTGTCGCCCTTCTCAGCGGTAAACGCGCAATACTGGTCGGGGTAATCTTTGATTAACGTCCACAACCGGCGCAGTTTATCGTCACTATAGTCGAGGAAATGAAAATAAGATTCCTCATGCATTTCGTGACCCATGCTAATGCAGAACTCCACATCAGCCGGACTCATTGGTCGTATCATTGTAGGCCTCCTCACGGTAGTCATCTAGTGCAGCTTTAAGATTATCTATCAACTCTCTGACAGCCGCATACTTATGGTGGTCAATTACATCCTCATCAATCCTGAGACAGCGGGGCGGGTATGCCTCATCCAGCATTTCTATTAACTGTTCGCTGGTCGCAGGAAAGGGATAGTCTTCGTTTAGCGTTATAGCCATCGGGCAGAACCCCCCTCTATTCTTCGGTTAATTCAATTTTCAGTTCTTCTTCGTCTACTTGATGAAGAAATCTGAGGCGCATTTCGTTTTCCAGCCACATCTTTTGCCGCTCATTTCGGATAGCGGCATAGGCCCACACGCTAAAGAATAGCGTGAAAGCCCATACCAAAGTGGCTAACGCCCACAGACCAAAGTCTTGTGGTGACATTTAGGCACACTCCTTTTGTCCTGTAGTTGGGTCGATGAAACAGGCTTCAGCACCTGACGGTTCATCGTCATCATTTTGAGGCGGCTTGACCTCATTCAAAATTCCATAACGCTTGCCACTTGCCCTAAAGGTCGTAATCCCTTTACAGCCCATAGCCCATGCGTTTTCGTATAGAAGTTTGAAGTCATCATAACTGACATCATCCCCCACGTTACACGTCTTTGAGACAGCGGAGTCAACATAGCCTGACACAACGCCTAGCACACGGACGTGATCTTGTGCTGAGATTTCGTTAGCAGTCAGACCTTTGACACCTTTCGCGTAAGCGTAGTCTTCAACTCGCTCGACTGTTGCACCATCAAACGTCTGAATAGTGCGGTCATAGAACAAACTGAATGGTGGCTCAATGCCGGAACTGACGTTGTCAGCGGTCAGACTAATAGTGCCGGTAGGCGCGATGCTGGTCAGGTGTGAGTTACGCAACCCTTGAGACTGAATCTTTTCTTTTACCCAATCCGATAGTGTGGCGTAGAAGTTACCTTGCTGATACAGGGCTGGCTCATAAAGAGGGAAACTGCCTTTCTCTTTAGCAAGATCAGATGACGCAGCGTATGAATAATCACGCAATGTCTCTAACACTTTAGCAGTAAACTCAATGAACTCAGATGAACCATAAGGCATCCCCATCATTTCACCAGCGTTAGCCAGCGCAGTGACACCAAGACCCATACGGCGTTTCGCTAATGCCTCTTTCTTTTGCGCTTCGAGCGGGTAGATAGTCCGGTCAATAACATTATCCATTGCACGAACGACTTGATAAATGTCGCCGGTGAATAGACCATAGTCAAACTTACCATCCATGACATACTTAACTAGGTTGAATGAGCCAAGCAGACACGCGCCGTTGTGTGGTAGAGGCTGTTCGCCACAAGGATTCGTGGCCTTAATTGTTTCACAATACCACAGGTTGTTATACTTATTTATCGTGTCGATAAACAACACGCCTGGCTCTGCCCAATCCCACGTTGACCGCATGATCATATCCCACAAGCCCACAGGGTCTACCTCTTTGTAGACCTTACCCTCGAACTTCAGAGGGAACGGCTTCTTCTGTGTGAGGCATTCCATAAATTCATCAGTCACCCCGACCGAAATATTAAATCCGGTCAGTGTGGTGCTATCGTGTTTGGCAGTGATGAACGCCTCAATGTCAGGATGATCAATGCGAAGAACACCCATCTGCGCGCCACGTCTGTGACCGGATGATGCGATGGTCTGACACACTGCGTCATAGATGCCCATAAAACTCATCGGGCCTGATGACTTGCTGTCGAGCGATTTAATCAAGTCGCCGCGAGGACGGATGTTGCTGAAGTCGTAGCCAATGCCACCACCACGCCGCATGGTTTCCGCCGCCTCTGTCGCGACACTCATAATGCTATCCATTGAGTCCTGAATCTCAGAACTTACGAAGCAATTGTAAGCGGTCGTTTGCCGCGTTGCCCCCATAGCATTCTGAACGCGACCCGCCGGTAGAAACCTCATGTGGCGGAGCGCGTCCTTAAAAAGTTCAAAGTGATTGGCATCGTCTTTAAGTGCGTTGGAGATGCGGACGACTTTGCTATAAAAGTCTTCACCTGTTTGCCGGTATTTAACCTTATCAATCTCTTGTGAGAGCGGGAGAGATGGCCCGTAATGTATCTCAGATTTCTTCATTTAACTAAGTCCTGTAGTTTTGGTGGTTCGTAATTAGGCCCTTTCATAACCTTCCCGTCCTCGCGATAGATGGGCTTACCATCGTCACCAAGTTTGGACAGGTTACTCTTATGCACTCGTTCAAAGGCTTTACCCAATGGCAGACCAAACGCGACAGCAAACCCGCTGATCACATATTGAATGTCTGCTAACTCCTTGAGCATTTCCGGCAAGTTGTCGGGGCGTTTACCATGCAAGATCATATATCCAGCTGCCCTAACTTCTTTTGCAAACTCTTCGACTTCTTCATCAATAAGGTCGAGACGCAACATCAACTCAGCAACAGTCATCCGACCATTGATCGGATGCCCCATGTATTCATTGAACGCCGCGACCATGTCTTCACGCGCTGTCTGCATCATCTCTATCTCCATCGCTAACTCTTTCATTTTTCCCATTAGACAATCTCTCCAAGTTTGGCGCGGTCATCTTGCGCGTTTTTCTCTTCGACTGTTTCGATGAGTTCTTGGAGATACCATTCGATTTTTCGGAGATCACGGATGCAGTTGCGTGGGTCTTTGCGTCTGTATCGGCTGACATATTTAATGATGTTGGCGACACAGAAGGCTTCATCTCCTTCGAGTTTTCTACAGACTGCTTTGATGTAGTCTTTTGTTTCGATGCCGTTGGCGAACTTGTAGTGTTCAGGGTTGATGGCGTCATCCACTGGGCTTGCTTTGTTGGTGTCCATAGACGAACTTCTCCTGTTGAATCGTTGTAATCACCATGTCTTAGGATGCGCGCTAGTCGCACCATTAACAGGGCGTAATCTTCTGTTAGACCGGCATCGACAAATGCCTGACGTGTAACATCCCACGCGAGTGCGGGGTGTGGTGTATCTGCCAACAGTTTATCTGCTTTTACTATACCTATGCCGGGTATGCCTTTGTAGTTATCCGATGAGTCACCGGTGATGGCTTGCTTAAAGACTGCAAGGTCAGCCACATTCGGATGGATACGGATAGGTCTACGCATTTTGTCAGGGTTAAATACCTTACAAGGCAACGTCATAATATCTTTGTCGATGCTAACAACGACAGGATTATTGATGTCCGGCTGTGTGCCTAGAATGCCAAGCAGATCATCAGCCTCTAGTCCCGCCTTACGGACAACCTTGTATTTTTCGGATAGATATTCCACACAAAATGTGAGTGCAGAAGGTCGCTCCAATCCGTCACGATTACCTTTGTATTCAGGATAAATGTCGTGCCTAAAATACTTACGCGAGGAATCAGAAAAACACATTAAGATGACGTTAGGTTTAATACGCTTAGTCCACTCGTTCATCATAAAGTCGATGTATTCTTTTGCTCTTACTGGATCAAAAGACATGAGTGTATCTTCATTGTTGCTGACGGCTGCCGCCGAACGGAACGCAACAATATCTCCGTCTATAATTGCAGTGGTCATATCGGTTTACCTTCCATTTCGCATCTCCAGATAATCTTAGATGGCGGCATGGAATACATAATGATGTTGACTAACTGCACTCCGCGCGCCTCACACAACTCTTTAGTTTCGTAAGGCCCCCACTTGTCGTGAATGGTAATACACTCAGACTCATTTGCAGGGTTGCAGAGAAACATGACTATTAACCATTTCATCAGTGTGTCTCCCGCCAGTTTTCGCCAATGTCATATGATCCCGACACCGGACATTTTAGGTTAAGCCGCTCACCGGCTATGCAGATTGCATCAGCAAACATCTGACCAATCTCTTCTGCGTATTCAGGTTGCACAGATAGTTGCACCTCATCGTGGACATTGGCGCAGTAAGCAAATGTCTTAGGCTTACCATCGACAACATGACCCGCGGCGGTGGCTAGTTCAAAGTGAAACACCACTAACGCTTTCTTCATCACGATTGCGCCGCTTGATTGCAGCCTGAAGTTGAGGGCTGAGTGTGGGCTGATTATTGGCACACGCCGTCCATCGATGCCTAAGATGTAGCCACGCTCACAACGCTTGGCGATGATGTCGGTTAGTTTATCCAAACCCGTAATACCTTTTTCCATACGGGAACGGATTTCTTTACCGTCCATCTTTACACCAGCATCCTTAAATATCGCCTGTAACTTGCGGTTACTTGCACCATAAAGGAATGCATAGGTTACGCGTTTTACGACATCTCTGTCTTTAAGACCCAGCACCTTACCGGTTCGTGAATGCACATCAGTGCCATCATCCTTCGAACCTTTAAGCAATGCGTTAGCATACTCGCCACCATCGAAGTGACCTAGATCAGACGCAAGCATTCTGAGTTCGAGAGCATCAGCGTCACAACCCACAAGTTTGTGTCCAACGTCCGGCTTCCACACTTCACGCATCCGCAAGTCACGCTTACTTATCTGCCCCATGTTCGGGCCAAAGTGTGAACACCGTGACGTGGCAGTGCCAATTGTGTTGACCTTACCATGCACATAGCCGTCCGGTGTTACACACTTTAACCAGCCCGCCGAACCCTCACTGATTTGTGACAACTGCTTTTGTGCAAACAGATAGTCATTTAACAGTTTGGCTTCAGGGTAGTCTAAGTATGACAAGACAGTCTCATCGATCTTTGGCGCACCACTAGGGGTGAATGCCTTTGGCTCAAAGCCATACTTATCTGTGAGACGTGAGGCGATTTGCTGGCGGCTGCCAGGATTAAACACCTCGACACCATCCTTCAAACGCTTGCCGGTCTTCTCGCTATACCGTTCAACGGTGATAGGCGGGAAGGATTCTTGCAGTTTGACCTCGATGTCCGCCATACGCTGGCGTAGTTCCATGCAA